AATGTCACACATGTGGACAAGACTTCCATGATGATGCACATACACAAGTTTTTGATAGTAAAAAAGAATCATTAAAAGACGCCAATGTTCATATAGGAGAATTGGCTGAAGTCTATGTAGAATTAGAAAAAGAAAAAGACAAGATCGGAGAGATAGGAGAAAAACCTATCACTTCATATGCATCTGAAGTAGAAGCAATTGAACACAAGAATAGAATCAAAGACTTAAGTGGACAAGTTAAACGTAAAGAACAAGAAGAGAATCCATATACTGATCAAATCAGTGACATGGAAAACAATGCATTACAAGAATTTGACTTTGACAAGATTAATGAATTATCTCGTATAGGAGATCATCAGAAGTTCTTACTAGACCTTTTAACAAGCAAAGATTCGTTTGTACGTAAGAAGATTATTGATCAAAACTTATCATATTTAAATTCAAGGTTGACATCTTACTTAGATAAGATGGGCTTACCGCATCAAGTTGTGTTCCAAAACGATTTATCTGTAGAAATTACAGAGTTGGGTAGAGAACTAGACTTTGACAACTTAAGTAGAGGTGAACGTAACAGACTTATATTAGGACTATCGTTTGCATTTAGAGATGTGTGGGAGAACTTATACTTCCCAATCAATACATTGTTTATTGACGAATTGATTGACTCTGGATTAGATTCAATAGGCGTTGAAAATGCTATGGCTATTCTTAAAGACATGGCTCGTAATCGTAACAAGTCTATTTGGCTAGTCTCACATAGAGAAGAACTAGCAGGAAGAGTTGCTAGTGTCTTACAAGTTATTAAAGAGAACGGATTTACAACATATAGTACTACCAGAGAAATGGAGAATATGTGAGCCTAGCACTTTGGCACTGGCACATTGAGATCAGCAGTAAGTGTACACTAAAGTGTCCTAGATGTCCTAGACAAGAAGTTCCTGACACATTAGTTAGTACTGAACTTAAGTTAGATTTCTTTAAACAAAACTTTCCTAAAGAATTCATTCTGAAGAATGTAGAAAAATTAACATTCTGTGGTGACGATGGTGATCCTATCTATGCACATGACTTCATTGAAGTCATCCAGTATTTCAAATCTATAAAGCCTAGCATAGCGATCATTATCGTCACTAACGGATCATATAAAAACGAAGATTGGTGGACACAATTAGCAAAACTGCTAGACGAACAAGACCAAATACATTTTAGCATCGATGGTTGGGACCATGAAAGTAATAGTATCTATCGAATCAATTCTAATTGGTCTAGTATTATCTCTGGTGTCATGGCACTGACTGATAATTCTAAATGTTACACTGTCTGGGACGCAATAGGCTTCAAGTTTAATGAAGATAAGATAGAAGATATGAAATCTTATGCAAAAGAATTAGGCTTTGATGCATTTCAATTAACCAAGAGTACTAAGTTTGGTAAGATATACGAAGACTCTTATGGGAAAGAAGATGCTTTACAACCAAGTGACAATCTGTTATCATCTAGTCATAGATTTGAAAGAGAAATTTTTAAATTAACAGACAAAGAAGTATTAGAGCCTTGGATGAGAACAAATATTAAGTTGTATGAAGAATCTAATCTCGTAGGCAGTGAGAGACCTCTTTGTCACATAGGTAACAAAGGAAGTTATATCAATGCTAGGGGAGAGTTTTATCCATGTTGTTGGGTTGCGACAAGATACGGTCACAATGACAAATGGGCAGAGACAGGTAAGAAATATAACTTACATGAAAAACAATTACCCAAAGTAGTTATGGATTCTTTTTGGGTATCCGAGTTTATACACGGCTCTTACGAGTGTCAGAACAAATGTGCCCAGCACAGAGTAAATAAAAATTATGCCACTGAGTGGTAAAGAGATAACTATATATTATGCCATCACCGTCTAAGAATAAAGGATCAGGATACGAAAGAGAAATCGCAAAGTATCTTAGTGAACTTTATGAAGAAAGTTTTATACGAGCACCTGGATCAGGCGCTTATGTAGGTGGTAAAAATCAAACCCGTACAGAAATTCTGCACGAGGGTCAAATTCGTAGTTTTAAAGGGGACATTGTTCCTGGACAAAGTTTCGACAAACTTAACGTAGAATGTAAATTCTACGCAGACTTTCCTTTTCATCAAGTACTTGCAGGTTCATGTAAGCAACTAGATTCATGGTTAGATCAATTAATGGACGTAGCCGACGAAGGCGATTTAAACGTTCTGTTTATGAAATTTAATCGTAAAGGACGTTTCATATGTGTACCTAGTAAGTATACATGGGTAAGTGATCAGTTTATGTATTACACTTCAGCAGATCATGCTGATTGGGTTATTATAGAACATGATCACTTTTTCAAATTTAACAAAAAAATATTCAAAGCATATTCAGGCATATCAGAGACCAACTCACAGCTAACCGACACCAAGTCAACACAAACTTTACCTAATTAATAATTAGTTAACTACATAAGCATAGCCGTAATCAATGCTCGGCTCTCCTCGAGGATGCAGTAACCCTGCTGACGGATTTGGAGTAGTGTGTTATACACAACAATACCGAGAAGGCAATCGTCATGGTAGCGAACCTTCAATGAGTCTATATCTATTTTGATTTGATGATATAGAACATGCGTTGCTGAGATATTATGTTTATTAATATAATAGGCTCAACTACAACCCAGTAAACTTTACAGAGCAACCGGTAGCGATTAATTATAGTAACGTAGTTAGTCGGGGATAATCAACATGGATTGACGGGGATAATGAGAACCGAAAATTGCTGTGGTAGTGCTTGTCCGGCACTACCATGGCTTTCAAAAGATAATAAGTCTTAATTAATTTAATTAAGAATTTAATATCCTTTTTATTAATAATAAAATTACGAATGAACGAAGTGAATGAGTAATTAAGTTCTCGTAGAGAACTTTTAGATGACACCAATAATATCTTATAGTGTTGGTTAGAAAAATGGTAATTGAGTTTCTTTGGTAGTTTCCAGGTTTTTATCTATGAGTGTTCTAAGACCTTCACGTTCTAATTTAGACATGTTAAGTACGTCTTCATAAGTGGCACCTCCTCTCATGTACCAAGAATATGAAAGTGCTTGATCTTTGATTCCCTGTGTGTAGTTTTTATACGATTCTATTAGGTCTTTTATCCCGTCAGGGTCCAGTGATAAAAGCCTTATGCGAAAAAATCAGTTGCGTTGAGAGTAAATGGCTGAGTGTATTCATGTTCGCATTTTGCACATTTCATATCTAATGATTTGATTGTACTTGCGGCTCTGAGTTCACCATTATAATCTCGTATTCCTTCATATGTTTTTGTATCACAGTTTTGTAAGAAATCAATGATATATTCTTTTTCAGTAATTTCTTCACCTTCTGGGGCAACAATCTTAGAAATTGCACCAGTTAGTACTTCCATTGTTACAGATGTTATTTCTACTAATGCCTCTTGACTTTTTTCAATACGTTCTTTTTCATCTACAATAAGATTCATATCTTTATACTTTGCTTGTATTTCAAACTGTCTTAGACTCACAGCATTCATCTCTTTATAGTTTATAGGAGCAAAGTAAACTGATAGTTCACCAACATTATAAGGCTTACTGTAATCACCAGAAGTAATAGTTCGCAACATATTTTGTAAGTTGATTGCGTATGATTCTGTTTCGCCACATTCTTCTTTGGGACAAGTAGATTCTACTTCGATTGCCTCGTCACCAGATGCGGCTTTAATACCAATAAAAATTGCATCGATGTCACAACTTAATACACTCCAAGGATTTTTAATAGCAGGAATACAACTTTTAATAATCTCTACTGTTGCAGTACCATTAAATAATGCGTCTGGTGTTTTTGTCGTTATTTCATCGATAGCAGTCATGGGATAAACTGGCAATTCTAAATTGTTTTCATCCTCAAATTCGATATCGTCTGGACCATATCCTTCTCCACCTGACGGCAGGGATATGAACACTGCTGGTCTACGAAAGTATTGTCTAAGTGGATTGTTTTTGTTTTCTGTCATTTTCTTCCTCATATTTTATGGGTATTTTACCAATACTAAATAGTATTGTAGATATATTTAGTGGTAATATACACCCCCATATAAAATCTTAGGAAACCGGGCATAATGGAAGAATACGACCAAGAACAAATAGAAAGATTGATAAAGTCATTGGGTCCGTTACCTGATTCTTTTAATAAACTTGCTGACTCAATCAAAAACGCAAATGGCGGTTTAGGCGGTTTAGGTGATAGTGCGAAAGATGCGGCTAACAGTATGGGCACTTACTCTACTGCGAAGAAAAAAGCGACAGAGGCAGAGCAAAAGCATGTCAGGGCGACTGAAGATAATACTACGCGGTCGAAGGCTGCCTATGATCAATCGATAGCGGCGTTAAACACTTTAGGCGATGCCTTAACTAATTCTCAACCTTCTTTTGCAGACTTAGGTGGTGTAGCTACAAATGCTGGCAAAAGTTTAGGTAATTTAGCAGAAAATCTACTTCCGGCGTTCGGTGCCCAGATTAACGTAGCCATCCAACTTTTAGGTGAACTTTCTGCCGCATATCTTACACAGTTTGCTGAACAAAATGAGTTCGGTGGACAAATGCGTAAGATGGGTGTAACTGTTGCAGAAATGGGTGATGGCACTCGCAACACTACAGATAGTATGACAGACTTAGCCAGAGAAGCAGGTTATACTAGTGAAATGTTAAGTAAAATTGCTGGCATGATGGTAAAAAGTAGTGAAGCAGTTGCATTACTAGGCACAAACTCTACTGACGGTGCTAAAGCATTCTTAGAATACTCCAATATCTCAAAGACTGAACAAAAACGTTTTGCTAGACTTGGTTACACAATTGAAGATTTGAATGCAGTTCAAACAAATTACATAGAACTTCAAAGAGCAAGTGGTATTAACACAAAGGCCCAAAATCTTACTGCACGTCAGTTGCAAAAAAGATCACTTGAGTATGCAAAAAGTTTAACTGCGATATCTGAAATTACTGGTAGGAATGCCGAGCAACAGATAGCCGCAGAACAACAACAGAAAGCAGAATATCGTAATAAAATAGTCTCAATGAACCAGCAACGTGAGATATCAGCCTTAGAAAGAGAAGCGGCTAATGAAACAAATGCCGCTAGAAAAAAAGAATTAGAAGATAAAGCCCAGTCAATGAAAGATGAGTTAGGTGCAAGAACTCAAATGACTGGTACCTTGGCAAGAATATTAGGACCTGATCTAGCAGAACAAATTAACACAGTAATGATTACTGGTAACTTTGATGAGACAACTACAGCAATCGCACAGTTAGGATTAAATGCTGGCGATCTTGCAACTGCATTTGAAGGTGTTGATCCTGACAAGCCTGAAGAAGTAATGGCGGCAACACAAAAAATCTTGTCTGATGTTATTTCTGGACAAGAAGATGGTTTAGAAAGATTTGGTGATGCACTCATTAGAATGGGTGCTGATGCAGAAGGATTTGGTAAATCAGTTGGTCTAAGTGCAGAAAATTTAAATCTGTATCAACAAGCAATGGACTCTGGAGACGAAGATAAAGCGAGAGAGATATTAAAAACAGCATTAGACAATGTTAATGAAACTACTAAAAGCGGTAAAGATACTCAATTAGATTTCCAAGCAGAGTTAGAAGCCATGGCCAGATCAGTCAGAACAGCCTCAGATGGTTTGTTAGACTTTGCTGGTCCAGCAGTATTGGTATTGACTGCTGGAGCAGTCGTAGCCTTAGGAATAGCGGCGGCAAAAGCGGCTACGTCATTGGCTCTATTAGGTGGTCCTGGTGGCATGAAAGGCATGTTTAAAAATCTTGGTACTAAAGGGGCAAGCCTTGCTACTAGATTAGCAGGTTCTAATGCGTTTAAAATAGGTGGAGGTGTTGCAACTGGAGCTATAGCGGCATATGGTTCATATGATGAAGGCAAAGATGAAAGACGAGACATTGCAAACGATCTTGCAGACGAAAATATAGATCAAGCAGAAGCAGATAGAAGAACCACAGTAACTAATGCTGAAACTACTGGTGAAATGACTGGTAATATGGTCGGCGCCGTAAGCGGCGCATTTGCAGGTGCTAAAGCTGGAGCAATGCTCGGAGCATTTGGTGGTCCAGTCGGAGTAGCAATTGGTGGAACACTAGGTACTCTTATTGGAGCAGGGTTAGGCGCATGGGCAGGTGGAAAAGGTGGATCAGAAGTTGGTGAAAAGATCGGATCTAATATGGGTGCAAGCCTTGAGAAAGATGTTAGAAAAGCAAATTTAGCCTTAGCAGAGCAAAGTGGTTTTTATGATAAAAAAGGAGCATTCAAAGACAGTACAGTAGACTTTGATAAAGTTAGAGCGGCTCAAAAAGATAAAACTCTGACGCAAAATACACTTCAATCCATGTTAGAAGATAATGACATGAGTGATGACGATGAAGCAGAAATCACTAAGATTCTAAACCAGATGAAAGATGCCAATGAAGGACTTGAAACTGAGAAAACAGTAGCAGATGCTGAACAAGCAGATATCAAAAAAGAATCAGAAGCTGATGAGAAACTAATTGCAGACCTTGGTTTAGATGGAGATACACAGACAGAGATTGATGATGCAGTAGTTGAAGTGCAAAAAGAAATGGTTACTAAAACAGACTTATTAAAAGATTCGATTGATAAACAAGCAGAGGCTACTGCAAGACTTATTGTTGCAACAAATGTAGTAGCAGAAATAACTGGTCAGCAAGTACAAATAGAAAAGGCTAAACCAGAAGAACTTCCTCCAGGAGTTATGCTAGACACATTGACTGGTGAATTTAGATCATATGCATATAAACTTTCTGATACTAAAGAAGGCGGTGGTCTGTATGCTAAAAACTTTAAAACAGCAGAAGAAGCAGATGCATATCAAAAATCAGACCAATTTGGCCGCGACCCTATAGCCGATGCAAGATTCAAAGCAAAAGAAGCCGCGGATTTAGCAGAACTAGATGCTGAACTTTTAGCAGAGAGGGGACATGTAATTCCACCACCCCCAGACACTAACAATCTTGTAACAGATCCAGATGCACAAGCATCAGATGAATTGGCACCAGGTACAGAAGATTTGCAGTTGGGTAAATTAGATGAAACACAGATCCTAGCAGAACAACAACTGGCAGAATCAAAACTGACCAATCAGAGACTAGGAGAACTACTCTCCAAGCAAACAGAAAGTAATGATCTGTCAGAGAAAATAGTTCAATACTCTTCAGTTTAACAGAGAAAATAGTTCAATACTCTTCAGTTTAACTAAATACATAGAGTACAAAGAGAACCTATATGGCATACACAAAGAAATTTTTAAACAAGAGCGGAGTATCAAGTCCTATATCAGGGGGTAATAGTAACTCTGGCAGTTGGAATGGTGTAGGCGCCTCTGAAGCAGGTTACTCAAATACTGAATTTGGTTACAAGAACTACATGAGTAGGCTTCCTGAAGTTTACACAGGACATCCTAATAGAATCGAAAGATACAATCAGTATGAGATGATGGATGTTGATGCAGAAATCAATGCATGTTTAGATATTATAGCAGAGTTTAGTACACAACGCAACGATCATAATAAAACTCCATTTTCAATAGCATTTAGAGATGACCCTACACCACATGAAACAGAACTCTTAACTAAACAGTTACAACAGTGGTGTAAACTCAACGAGTTTGATACTCGTATGTTTAAAATGTTTAGAAACGTAGTGAAATACGGAGATCAAGTCTTTGTAAGAGATCCAGAGAACTTTAAACTCTACTGGGTTGACATGGTTAAAGTCATTAAAGTTATTGTTAATGAGAGTGAAGGTAAACTTCCTGAGCAGTATGTTATTAAAGACTTAAACATTAACTTACAGAACTTAACAGTTGCACAGAAAACAAACACAGATTTTGCCGCTAATCCAACAACAGGATTAGGTGGTACTGGTGGCGGTGGCGGAGCAGGTGGAGGCGGATACACTGTCCCATCTATGCCATACAACACATCAGGTAGTAGATTTACATTAGGACAAGCAGAGTCAGCAATCGATTCTAATCATGTTGTTCACTTGTCATTAACAGAAGGCTTAGATCGTTTCTGGCCTTTCGGACAGTCTATCTTAGAGAATGTCTTTAAAGTATATAAGCAGAAAGAACTATTAGAAGATGCTATCTTAATCTATCGTGTACAACGTGCGCCAGAACGTAGAATGTTTAAGATTGACGTAGGTAACATGCCTAGTCACTTAGCAATGGCATTCGTAGACAGAATTAAAAACGAGATACATCAAAGACGTATTCCAAGTATTCATGGCGGAGAATCAAAAGTAGATGCTACATATAATCCACTGTCAATGAATGAAGATTACTTCTTCCCAGTTACATCAGAAGGTAGAGGATCATCTATCGAAGTTCTCCCAGGTGGACAGAACTTAGGTGAGATTGACGATCTTAAATACTTTAATAACAGACTAGCAAGAGGACTACGTGTACCTAGTTCATACTTACCCACAGGTCCTGATGACAACACAACACCTCTAAACGACGGTCGTGTTGGTACTGCTATGATACAAGAATTTAGATTCAATCAGTATTGTGAAAGACTACAAAATTATATCTGTCAGAAACTTGATGATGAATTTAAATTATTCTTGCGTTGGAGAGGATTCAATATCGATACACAGTTATTTGATATTGAATTTAATCCTCCACAAAACTTTGCCGCATATCGTCAAAGTGAATTAGACACAGCAAGAGTCAACACATTCAGCGGTATGGAAGCGTTCCCTTATATCTCTAAACGTTTTGCACTAGAAAGATTCTTAGGATTGACTGAAGACGAAATCGTTAAGAATGAGAAAATGTGGGGAGAAGAAAACGCTGAAGAACCTGATATGGATCCAACAGGGTCTGATCTCAGAAGTGTTGGAGTCTCTACAGGTGATTTCGATGCTGATATTGACACAAACGCAGAAATCGAAGATTCTGAAAACTTAGAAGACTTTGGTGATATGGACGTAGCAGGTCCAGTAGGAACTCCAGGCACAGCTACCGGCTCAGTTGAAGGTGCTGGTGAAGTCGGTCCTACATAATAAGAAAAGATAAATACTCTTATGAAATTATTTGAAATGTTTGACGCCGCAATACCCGGGTTCCAAGATGTCGGAGATGACAACTCAAAACCTGTTTGGCGAACATCTAGGAAAACTAAACTCACATTAAACCAAATTAGAAAATTGCGTAAAATGTTAGATGTGAGAAATTACGAAAAAGCAAAACATTTACTGAAAGTTAAAAATCAGTATGGTGCAAAACCAGAAGAAGGCGCCGGTCCTTCTCTTTAAAAAACTAAAATTAATTTAGTTTTTTGCCTATTTTTACCTCAAAAACTCAAAAAACGTAAAAAAGTAGTACTTAAAAGCCACTTTTGGTGGCTATGTGCTAAATATCTTTACATAAAGCCATTTATAAACAATCAGGAGACCAATAATGGAAAACAAAAAATTTGATAAACTTATCGACCTCATTATTAATGAGAACGAAGAACAGGCAAAAGACCTTTTCCATGACATCGTTGTAGAAAAGTCCAGAGAAATCTATGAGTCAATTATGGCAGAAGAGGCTATGGATGACGATGACATGCATGAAAGCGAAGAGCATGTAGGCGAAATGATGGACGAAATCGCCTCAGAAGAACAAGGCGTCTCAGAAGATGAAGACGAACAAATTGATATCGAATCTGAAGAGATTTTTGACATTGACGGAGACTCTGGTGAAGAATCTTCTGAAGTTGAAGATGCTGTTATCAGAATCGAAGACAAACTAGACGAATTAATGGCTGACTTTGATGAAATCATGGCAGACGAAGACGAACTAAAAGGTCGTGACGATGAGATGGATGCAGACTTGCATGACATCGAAGACAAGCAAGATGATATCGAAGGTGATATTGACGACCAAGAAGTAGACGTAGACGTTTCTGTTGATGATGAAGAATTAGTTGCAGAAGCAATTACACTTCAAAAAGTCACAGCAAAAATGGGCGACAACGGTGAAAATACTAAGTCTCCAGTAGATGCAAACTCAGGTCAAAAAGGAATGGATGCACATCCAGTAGATTTTGATGAAGGCAATTCAGGAGAGCAAGGACGTCCAGCTCCAAAAGCAAAAGACGTTGATGGCGCTTCTAGCTTCCAAAATCAGCCCGGCAAAAACATGAAAGACATGTCTGCCGCTCCTAAGCCAGTGACTACACAGGCTTCAGGTACAAACACTAAATCTGTTATAGATTAAGGAACTGATATAAATGGCTTTATATCTTAAAGAACACTTAACATTCGACAACTCCGAAATGGTTGTCGAGTCTGTTAAAGAAGGTGATTCTGATTTGAAGACTCTTTATATGAAGGGTATCTTCATACAAGGCGGGGTAAAAAACGCAAATGAACGTGTTTATCCTGTCAACGAGATCGAAAATGCCGTAGACACACTGAATGCTCAGATTAAAGAAGGCAATTCAGTATTAGGTGAAGTTGACCATCCAGATGATTTAAAAATCAATTTAGATCGTGTATCACACATGATCTCAAATATGTGGATGGATGGACCGAACGGTTACGGTAAGTTAAAGATTTTACCAACTCCAATGGGTCAGTTAGTTCAGACCATGTTAGAGTCGGGGGTAAAACTCGGTGTATCTAGTAGAGGTAGCGGAAACGTTAACGATTTAGATGGCCGTGTAAGTGATTTTGAAATAATCACAGTAGATATTGTTGCTCAACCAAGTGCACCAAATGCTTATCCTAAAGCAATATACGAAGGTCTGATGAATATGACCAACGGACATAAAGTTTTAGAAGTAGCACGAGAAGCGAGAGGCAATAAACAAGTAGAACGTTATTTGAAAGATGAGGTAACTCGTCTTATCAAAGACTTAAAAATCTAAATAGAGGGGAAATCAGCATGTTAGATGCTATCAAACCATTAATTGATTCAGGTCTTATTAACGAAGATGTTGCAAGTGAATTAGAAAGTACTTGGAGCACTAAGTTAAACGAGGCTAAAGATCAAGTCCGCGGCGAACTCAGAAATGAATTTGCACAACGATATGAACATGACAGAAGTGTCATGGTAGAGGCCCTTGACAAGATGGTAACGGAATCTCTAAGTGAAGAAATAAAAGACTTCCACGATGAGAAGAAGGCTATTAACGAAGATCGTGTAAAAGCGAAATTGAAACTTAAAGAAAGTGCAGGTAAATTTAATAACTTTATGGTAACTAAGTTAGCAGAAGAAATTAAAGAACTACGTACTGATCGTAAGATTCAGTTGGAAAACCAAGATAAACTTCAAAAGTTTATCACTCATGCATTGGCTAGAGAGATCAAAGAATTTGCTCAGGATAGACAAGCAGTGGTTGAACAACGAGTTAAGTTAGTTGCAGAAGGTCGTGCTAAACTTGAAGAACTTAAAGCGAGATTCGTCTCTGAGAGTTCTAAAAGAGTTAGTGCTTCAGTTGCAACACATCTTAAAGGTGAACTATCACAACTTAAAGAAGATATTAAAATCGCTAGGGAGAATAACTTCGGTCGTAAGATATTTGAAACATTCGCAGGTGAATTCAGCACAACTTATCTAAATGATAAGGCTGAAACACGTAAGATCGTTTCTGTATTGAATGATAAAGAACAAGAACTAGCAGAATCAAAGGTCGAACTTGCGAAAGCAAATCAGATCATTGAATCAAAGGAACGTGAAGTTAACATTATTAAAGAATCTACTCAGCGTGAAAAAGAAATGGTTAAATTAACTGCTTCTTTGAACAAAGAGAAGGCTCAAGTAATGCGATCTTTACTTGAAAGCGTTCAGACGCCAAAGCTGAAGAACGCATTTGACAAGTATTTACCAGCAGTATTAAATGAAGGAAGTGAAAAGAAATCTGAAAAGAAATCTTTAACTGAATCTGTTTCAACTGTACAAACCGGTAATAAATCTGCCAAGAAAGAACAGCATGTCGAAGATGAATCTGATGCAAGTAGCAACGTGATTGATCTGAAACGTCTGGCAGGGCTTTAATTTAAACTAGACATAGATTAGGAGAAATAACAATGTCAAAAGTACTCTTAGAAAGTCGTTGGGGCGAAACCAAAGAAGCTCTGTTAGAAGGCTTAAAAGGCAATCGCCGATCAACAATGGGTGTCGTCCTTGAAAACACTCGCAAAGGACTCTTAAATGAGACTGCTACAGCAGGTAGCACCGGAGCAGGAAATATAGCAACACTTAACCGTGTAATCTTACCAGTAATCAGAAGGGTTATGCCTACTGTTATTGCTAACGAACTAGTCGGCGTTCAGCCAATGACTGGTCCTGTTGGACAGATTCACACATTGCGTGTTCGTTATGCTCAGTCATTGACTGACAACTCGGCTGCCGCTACATCAGTAACAGCAGGCGAAGAAGCATTATCACCATTCAAAATTGCACAAGCATACTCACGTACTGCTAGTGGAACAGCGACAACCAATTCATATACAGGTGGAGACACAGCGGTATTAGAAGGTAACGGTGGTAAACAAATCAGTGTGCAAATCTTAAGACAAGCGGTTGAAGCGAAGTCACGTAAGTTACAAGCACGTTGGACATTTGAAGCCGCTCAGGACGCACAGTCTCAGCACGGCATCGATGTTGAAGCAGAGATTATGGCTGCTTTAGCACAAGAAATCACTGCTGAAATCGATCAAGAGGTATTACTATCTCTTAGAACGTTAGCGGCAACTGAGTTCACTTATAATCAGGCTGCGGTATCTGGTACTGCTACTTACGTTGGTGATGAACATGCGGCACTTGCTGTATTAATCAACAGAGTTGCAAACTTGATCGCACAAAGAACACGTAGAGGCGCAGGTAACTGGGCTGTTGTGAGTTCTGCGGCCTTAACTGTATTACAATCTGCAACTACATCAGCATTTGCACGTACAACT